CCTTGTCCAAGGATCATCTCGCCCAGATCTGCCAGATTCAATATTGCTATTGGGAAGCACTTAAAACCTATGGAGAAGCCAATATACCGTGGGATTGCCGCGGTATTTGGTGGTACGACGGTCATGAAAGGGTTAAATGCCAGTGAGCGGGGCATTGTGATACAAGAGAAGTGGAGCCGGTTCGACAGTCCATTCGCTATTTTACTTGACGCCAAGCGTTTTGATCAACATTGTTCTAGAGACATTATTGATTGGGAGCATGGAGTTGAGGAGAAATTGGCGATGGGCCGAGAAGAACTGATCAGACTAAATAAATATCGCAAAATCAATACCTGTTTTATTCGCACCAATGACGGTGGTTACAAATGCAAGCTTAACGGTGTTCGCATGTCCGGGGACATGGACACTGCTCTTGGTAACTGCTTGACTATGTGCGGTATGACTTACTCTTTCATGGCTCATATTGGAGTCATTAAGTATGAATATATGAATGACGGAGATGATGGGGTGCTAATTGTAGAAAGCGGGGAAGCCAATCGAGTGTTGAACAACTTTAAGAAATATTTTCTGAAGTTCGGATTCACTATGAAGCTCGAGGGTACCTGTTCTGTAATAGAAGAAGTTGAATTCTGCCAAGCTAGGCCAGTTTTCGATGGAGAAAATTACAGATTCGTGCGAGACCCTCGCGTGTGTCTTGATAAAGACTCACTGTCCCTAAAAAGCTCGACTGACGTCGAGACTATGCTGCATTTGCGTGACAGTATTGGTTGGTGTGGACTATCCCTGGCGGGGGATATGCCCATCTTCGGTGAATTCTATCGTAGTATGATCACAGGTCCAGAGCGTGACCTTGAATATACTACAGGTATGCAATTCTTATCGAAGGGGATGAAACCCAAATATTCATTACCAACTGATGAAACTCGCGTATCTTTCTACAGAGCATTCCGCATTACTCCCGACGTACAAATCGCATGTGAAAACGATATATCATCTTATGACCACAGTATAAATCGCCCTGCCGTACCAGTGACATCAATATCAAATCAGTTATTTACACTCTTACATTAACATAATATAACACTCTTACATCATCATAATATTCCAGTCACCTTCTTATCAGCTATAATAAATCACTCTCTCAATAACAATCAACATGGTAAACAACAACAAAAAGAAAAAGAACACATCACGGGGATCGAATGTGAATCGGATTAACTACACTGGCGGAAGACCATCTAAGTCTACGAGGGGATCAGTTGGATTCACTACCAGCAACAACGATGTTGCTCAAGTGCATTCAATTTGTAATCCTTTTAGTCCTTCTGCTCGTGGTAGTAAACTTCCTGATGCGGATTCGAGCAAAAGTGTGGCTATCTCTATAGTCAGTAGGCACAACATGGATACCACGGTGAGTGGGTTTAGTTCTCTAAGAATTAAACCTAGTCTTGCTGAGGTATTCTCTGTTGGGTCCAATACTGGCGGGATTATCACATCATTTGCTGCACCAACAGCTTTACCTGATAATACAGCATTGGCTGCTCAGTTTTCGAAGTATCGCATTGTGTCGTTCGGAGTCAAGGTCTATTCGACCTTGGCGCCTACGTCACAGTCTGGTTACTTTACTGCCATTACTGGGCCAGTCTTCGCTGCTAACACAGACACCAGCAGTTCTTTCTGGGAAGAAATTCTCAGCTACCCTACAACTGAACTGGGGGTACAATGGGTTTCTAAACCTGTTGGCAATGCATATTTGGATTACGTTGATATAGCTGACGACTGCTCATGGGACCACTTGGTTCTATTCGCAGCCGGTCTTCCTGCATCAACAAATGGGGCAATCCAGATAGAGGTTTATATGAATCTTGAGTGCCAAGTGGCACTCGGGACCATTGCCTCAGCCATTGCAACCCCAGCAGCATCTCACAAGCCGCACATTTTGGCTGCGGTTGGTGAGGTGCATAAGAAGTATGGTGGTTCTAAATTGGCTAATACCGTTAAGGCAGGACTTGCATCGTACATCCGCGGTGTCCTTTCCAGGGCAGCAACGGTGGGCATGAATTACCTTCGTAATTCAATCATGCCAGGTGTGAGCGCTTCCTCAGCTGCCGGTATTACCGATTACTCTCACATACCACTTGTTGACTAGAACTCTACTCTTTCAGATTTATTACTGTGTCTATACAGATCTGTAGCCAGCAATCCAAAATTAATAGAAAAATAAAAAGATAAAAATAGACAGGATTTCCGAACCCAGTGAACGTGACTGGGGGGCCCCATAATCGGAATGACAAACGACTTAAAAATAAG